AATTCCACCAACATGACCGGAAAAATTAAAAAATACGCATGGTTCCCCTCCATCGATTCTTTTTTCATCTCCGAATGTGATCATTTTCAAACACTGCATCGCAATGACATTTGCCAATTCTCTTTTTAATTCAATATCATCCATAGTGGTTACCTCCCCTAAATATATTCTTCCAGTTTTTTTCTGGAAATATGGTAGTTAAACCGCCGATTATTTTCGTCTGTTTTAATGGCCACTCCGATGGGAAGAATTCCCCGCTGAAGGGCAACTCTTACAAATTGTTCTGATTTTCCAAGTAGCTGGGCTGCTTCGCTTACAGATACGTTTTTGTTTTCTTTTAATTCATTCATCTCTAATATCTCCTAACTTTGAATACTTAATAATTTACTCTTGTTTATTTTCACCACATTTTGATATAATCATTCGAAGGGGTGATTATTTGGACGCACTAGTAAAATTTGCAGCAACATCAACATCTGTTGCTTTTGGTTTTTATGTAACAGTTATTGGTTTTATTCTTACTATTTTTGTTTTTCTTCGGACAAAGAAAATTTCAAAAATTTTAAAACATAATAGTATTGCTGAAAAATACAATTGTGAGCGAAAACTCTACTGTGCTAAGTTTTCAGGTCATTCATCTAGCATTATTAAGGACGATGTTCATGATCGTGCCCTAATATCAAGTATTCATTACGATTTAACATCATTTCGCGAGAAATTTCGCCCAGTTTTACCGATAAATAAACGCATTCAGTATTTTTATTTATCACATTATCTAAGTAAAGACCATTCAAAAATAAATTTTCACAAAGTTACTGTTAATTTGACTAAAATATGCGGTTACTTAGAAAAAGAGGAGGAAATAAACCATGGACAATGACACTCAAAGGAATAATACCTTCATTGAAAAATTAATCACTCTTTCAAAAACACCTGAATACCTTGAATGGGAGTATTTAGATCAAGATGATATTTTAAATGATAAGATTCATACTCTATTAATACGATCTTCGGAGGTTTTAAATGATCTCTCGTTTTTTTTCAGAAAAGACAATTCTTTTGTAGTTCTGCTTACATTTTGTGATACAGCCAAAAAGCTTACCAACATGATTATAATAATCCCTGATACATTTCGAAATCCAAAAGCACTCTCAGGCAACGAATATCAAGAAAACATTACTAGATTAGTAAATGTCGTAAAAAGAAATTTCCCAGATCCTGACGATTTTATTGATTCTATTCTTGATATCTAGCAATCAAATTTCAAAATATGATCAATAAACTCTTCTGCAGTTTTTATTTCTTTAATATTATTTTTGGGGTATGTTTGATTTTCCAAATGCTCAACTCGTTTTTCTAACTTTTGGATATATTTAACAAGCCCCCGAAATTTCATTTTTTCCTTTTTTGTATAAAACATCCTTTTCACCTCCTAACTGGCTTTTATATTTTCTATTATGGAAAGTTCTTTCTCAAAAAAAATTACTTCAATAGGCTCTCCTAACTCATCAGCGATTATTCTAGCCTCGTCTATAGTAATATTAATACTTCCTGATTCCTTTTTGTAGTATGCCGCTTCCGTCTTTAATCCAAGCGCCGTAGCCATTTGTCTCGCAGAGATTTTCTTGTTTGTTCTTATTTCTCTTAGATTGCTCATTTTTTCACCTCCTTCACATTTTCCATAATGGAACATTCATTGATATTATCATACATTCCATTATGGAAATTGTCAATGTGTTTTTTAACTTTATTTCCCAATATGGAATGTTTGTTGAGTTTCCATATTGGATACTATATAATCTATTTATAATCGGAGGATTTTTAAATGAATAGACTTAAAGCATTAAGAACACAAAATGATTTAAAACAAATTGAATTAGCAAATAAATTAGGTGTTCAATCTTCAGCAATATCGAAGTATGAAAACGGCCAACTTGAAATTTCAAATGAGCTTTTAATTAAACTTGCTGATATTTTTAACGTCTCCACCGATTATCTCCTTGGTCGAACTGACGACCCACTACCAATGCGTGACGTTGACCAGGATCTGTACGATGAGCATGATTATAATAAAGAGCTGAATGACTTTCTGAATGATGATGAAATGTCTTCCATGTTCTATGATTACAAAAACTGGACTGAAGAAGAAAAAAGAAACCTGCTGAATATTTTAAAAGGGCAGGAAGCATTAAGACAGATGAATAAGAAAGACTAACAAGCAGGCCTTATTAGAGTCTGCTTTTTATTTCGCCACTATTATCGAAAAGTTTGACATATGTTAAAGATTTTTAAAAGGGGGAATTGTTATGAAGGTTGGGATTAGAAAACCAAGTATTAAAAAAAGTGTGAAAGCCAGAACAACTGGTAAATTGAAAAGATCGGTCAAAAAGGCTGTTGTTCCTGGGTGTTTTTGACCTGTTGAAGGGTCAAAAAACTGCTCTGGTTGCATGTCCTCCAATTGCTCTGTATAATGTCATTATCACAGAGAAAGGAAAGACCCCAAGGAACCTATCTTAGCAGGACAAACGTTCCGAGGGGTCAACCAACATGATTATTATAGCAAACTATACGTTGGACTACAACGAGGAACACGCTTTTTTTACACAGTGAGTCATGAAATGCCAGGCATCTGCCCGATATGCGGTGGCAAGCTCAATTACCGAGATAATCGGTTGCGGATTTTCAAAGAGTATGGCGGTGATAAAAAGAGGCTGCTGATTCGTCGTCTTAAATGCAAATGCGGAAGGCTGCATCACGAAATCCCGGATTTTCTGGTGCCACATAAGCACTACACGAATGAAGTGCTTGAAAATGTGCTGGATGACGTATCCACACCAGCGGATCTGTCCAGCGAAGACTACCCCTGCGAGATTACCATGAAACGTTGGAAAGACTGGCTTTCAAGGAACCGCTATCAGATTGAGGGGATGCTTCGAACCATCGGTTATAAGCTGCCTGGATTTACTGTAACACTTCTGAAATCCAGGATTTCATTACTCACAGGCCTGCGGGAAAGCGGGAGCGATTGGCTGGCAACCATCCACCGTCTGATTTATAACTGCGGATTGCGATTAACCCCTTAAACGGGAGGCGCGGCATGCACCTGATTTGTTTTGCTGTCATTGGCATGGACATGCTATGATGCGCAAAAAAGGAGGTGCTTGTTTATGACAAAACAGCGCAACACCATTGACGACTGGAAAGAGCAACTTGCCTTACAGCGTCATGAAATGATTACCCCCCTGTTGGATGATTCCCTGGATCCTCAGAAAAAACAGCAGTTAAGGGTTCGGCAGGCCCAAAAGTACGGGCTTTCGACCCGAACGATCAGCCGTTATGAGGCCGCCTATTTAAGCGGAGGCTTTTCCGGTTTAAAGCCAAAATCCCGGGATAAACGGCCATCGCCAGAACTGCCAGAAAATTTTGAAGCCCTGATCCAGGAAGCGATTCTGCTAAAAAGAGAAGTCCCCTCCCGAAGCATCAATCAGATTATTCTGATTCTGGAAATGGAGGAACGGGTTCCGCCGGGGGTACTCAAACGCTCAACCCTCCAGCGCCATCTGTTTGAAGCCGGGTTTGGTAAAAAACAGATGAAACAGTATGTGGAAGCCAAAGTCACATCCGCGGGACGGTTTGTAAAACCCCACCGGATGATGCTTCTTCAGGCCGATATCAAGTATGCCTTGAAGCTGCCCATTGGCAGGAATGGCAAAATGATCCAAACCTATTTATCAGCCGCTATTGATGACTGTACCCGCTATGTCGTTGCCTCCGGTTTTTATGCCCATCAGGAGGCAACCATCGTGGAAGATACCCTGCATCAGGCGATTTTAACATGCGGAAAACCCATGGCCCTTTATCTGGATAATGGAAAGCAATATACGTCCATACAGCTCACTAAAATATGCGCAACACTTGGTATTCGTTTAATGTATTGCAAACCATATTCTCCAGCTAGTAAGGGCAAGATCGAAAAATTTAATCATTTCGTCAATGCCTTTATGGCTGAAGCCAAAGCTGCCAAAATAAAAACCCTGGAGGCATTAAACCACCTGTGGCGGGTCTGGCTGGAAGCCTATTACCATGATAAGCCCCATGATGCCCTGGGTGAAGGGATAAGCCCCAAAATGGCCTTTAATCGGGATAGCCGCAGCCTGACCTTTCTGGATGTCAATCTGGTTGCCGAAGCATTCCTCCATCATGAGCAGCGGCGAGTTGATAAGAGTGGTTGCATCAGCTTTAAAGGGCGAAAATACGAGGTGGGCCTGAGTCTGATTGGCGCAACGGTTACCATCGCTTTTGATCCCCTGCAGGATGAAACCCTCACCATCACCTACCGTGACATGGCGGCCTTTGAATCAAAACCCCTGGCAATTGGTGAGTTTTGCCAGAAAGCGCCCAAAGTCCCGGAACATCTGTTACCAACTGAACCGGAAAGTTCGCGATTTCTGGATGGCCTGGAAAAGAAGTATGACCAGGAAAAACGTCAGGTCGCCAATGCCATCTCCTTTGGCACCTATAAAAAGGCGGTGACTGATCATGTATGAATCGTTTTTCGAGATGACCGGCACCCCTTTTGTCCGGGATATCCCCACCGCTGCCCTGTATGAATCCACTTATGGGGCAGAAATTCTGGGCCGACTGTCCTATGCCGCCGATCGTCAGCTGTTTGCCGTCCTGACCGCCGACCCGGGATGCGGCAAGTCGACCATAATCCGGAAATTTACCCAATCCCTTCCCAGTGACAGTTATGTCCTACTCTACCTGTCGGATTCGAAACTGACACCCCGGTGGTTTTATAAAGGGCTCCTCGATCAACTGGGGATTGAATCCAAATTTTACCGCGGCGATGCCAAAAGACAGTTGCACAAGGAAATCGAGATTATCCGTGGGGTCCAGAAGAAAAAAGTCGTCTGTGTGCTGGATGAGGCGCATCTGCTGGATAAAGAAACCCTGGAAGAATTTCGTTTTTTGCTTAACTTCAAATTTGATTCCATGAGCCCCATGTCACTAATTCTGGTCGGCCAGTCTGAACTCTGGGAAAAAATGAAACTCCAGCGTTATGCCGCCATCCGGCAACGGGTCGATCTGAATTGTGTGCTCCCGCACCTGGACGCCTCACAAACGGCTGCTTACATCCAGTGTCACCTTGCCTATGCCGGTTGCGATCATGAACTTTTTACAGATAAAGCCATCGATGAGATTTATCGGTGTTCCACCGGTACCATGCGGATCATTAACCGGATTTGTGAAAAATCCCTGATGTACGCCTGTCAGCAACGCAAAAAGCTCATTGATGATCACGCGGTACACTATGTCATCGAGCACGAGATGCTTGGCGGTGAGCGCTTATGATTGAGTATGAATGTTGTCAAACCGTTGGTAAACGAACCACCCGATGGTGCTGCACCATGGAACTCAAAAGAAAGCAACCCCCTTACGAACTGGAGCTGTCCGCAAAGGGACAGCGCTTTCATCTCTTGTTTGGCAAACACACTTATGGGAATTTTCTCTGCATTCCCAACTGGGACATCGGCTGTGAATTGGCCGATTACAGCGACACTTTCTGGAACACCGAACGGCTTTCCCGACACATGAAAAAAGCCGATGCTATTTCAGTCGCTCAGGCATTATCCGTGATTCGGGAGTACTTGATCTAA